GAAGATTGGTTAAACGAAACATTAAATGATCCTACTGTTAATATATTTAAAGATGTATATATAAATGCAGAATTTAACTCCACAGCAACAGGCGGTAATCCTGTGTTTACTGATTGGCCATTGAACTTAAACAGTTCAATTGGTGAGATGAATTTTGAGGAAAGAACAGAGGCTCGAGACTTTGCAAAAATATTAAACAACTTATACTTTGAATCAACTAATCCTGATATAAGAGGATTAATGAATATCAAAACAAACATTGAGTTCTTAACAGCAGAGGCACTAGCGGCAGGACAAGCAACAACAGATTTCCCTACACCAGAGCAATTAACATTGCCAACAGGAACAAACAATCCTGTTAACGAATTAGACATTTCAATGTCACCAGGTGAAGGACAATTAAATACTGTATTTGTAGAATATGCTATGCATGCCACAACTAGTTCAGGCAATTATCGCCGTGTAGGTACACTAATGTATTCCGGTGATACAACAATTAACGATGTTGTATTAACAGATAACTACACAGATGCTCGTTCAGGTACACTAACAGGTAATGTAGACTTTGTTGGTGGTGTAACAGGTACAACTGGATTTATAAAAACTAATAACACATTAAGTCCTGCCTGTTCGGTGCAAGTTAGATATATTGCACGAAGATGGCCAGACTAATACAAGTTTAATTTATGTTCAACAAACACCAAACGTCATCAGAGCGTTTGAATGCATGGCGTACAGTAAGACAGCAAGAATACAAAACAGTAGAACCTTTGCTAGAAGCGTTTGCGCCTATCAAACCTATACCTAGATATATAGACTATTACACTCCTCGTGACTGGCCCAATGTGTTTGAAATAGTATCTGAAGGATACTTTTGCCAGTCTGGAATCACTTTAATATTAGCGGCTACATTACACAATAAAGGATTCATTTCCGATGAAGAATTGTACTTTGAAGTGATAAGTAATCATATAAACGGAAATGAAGGGTTGGTATTAATACACAACAATTTAGCATATAATTTTCTCCCAGGACAGACTGTAAGTATGCAGGAAGTTATAGATAACAGTACTAGATTTAATTCCCATAAAATTAAAACATCCGCACTTTTTTCTTGACATTTACACCGTTTTATTGTACAATTTGCTTCTGGTAAATAATACACTAAAAACTTAATTAGAAACAAACAGACAACGGATAAACACATGCAAGTACAAAAACGATCTGGGCAACTCGAAGACATCAACATAGACAAGTTGCACAAGGTAGTACAATATGCCTGCGATGGCATTACTGGTGTTGCACCAAGTGAAGTAGAGATCAACAGTCAGATACAATTGTACAACGGAATTACAAGTACTGATATACAAGAGACACTTATCAAAAGTGCCGCTGATTTAATTAGCGAAGAATCACCAAATTATCAATATGTAGCAGGAAGGCTAATCAACTATCATTTGCGTAAAGCAGTGTATGGTGAGTTTCAGCCACCGTGTTTATGTGATATCATAGACAAAAATATCAAGCAAGGGTTTTACGATAGAGAAATTTTAATCGCATACACAAAGGATGAAGTTGATACACTAAGCAACTACATCAATCACAGTAGAGATGAGTATTTAACTTATGCGGCTATGGAACAATTCCGTGGCAAGTATCTTGTGCAGAACAGAGCAACAGGTGAGATATTTGAAACACCACAAGTGTGTTATATGCTTATTGCTATGACATTGTTTAGTAAGTACGACAAAGAAACAAGACTTGAATATGTTAAAGCATACTACGATGCAATTAGTACATTTGAAATAAGTTTGCCTACACCAGTTATGGCAGGTGTGCGTACACCACAAAGACAGTTTAGTAGTTGTGTGCTTATTGAAACTGATGACAGTTTAGACAGCATTAATGCAACTACAAGTGCTGTAGTTAAGTATGTAAGTCAGAAAGCAGGTATTGGTATTGGTGCTGGTGCTATTAGAGCTATTGGTTCACCTATTAGGAGTGGAGATGCAACTCATACAGGAGTTATCCCCTTCTATAAACTTTTTCAATCAGCAGTTAAGTCATGTTCACAGGGCGGTGTAAGAGGTGGAGCAGCCACACTATACTATCCTATTTGGCACACAGAAATTGAAGACATGCTTGTACTCAAGAACAACAAAGGCACAGAAGAAAATCGTGTAAGACACATGGACTACGGTGTGCAGTTTAACAAGTTAATGTATGAAAGGTTATTAACAGGTGGAGACATTACATTGTTCTCACCGCATGATGTACCTGGCTTATACGATGCTTTCTTTGCTGATCAAGATAAGTTTAAAGAACTATACGAAACAGCAGAAAGAAACACTCGTATTAAAAAGAGATCTGTTAAGGCAATGGATTTATTTTCTGCGTTTGCAACAGAACGCAAAGACACAGGTAGAATATATTTAATGAATGTTGATCATGCTAACACACATGGAGCATTTGTAGAGGATGTAGCACCTGTTAAGCAAAGTAATTTATGCTGTGAGATTAACTTACCAACTAAGCCATTAACAAGTGTTGATGATGCAGAAGGTGAAATTAGTTTATGTACTTTAAGTGCTATCAATTGGGGTGTTATTAAAGACTTCAAACAGATGCAACGAGTATGTAACCTTGCTGTAAGAGGCTTAGACGCACTCTTAGACTACCAAAGTTACCCAGTACTTGCAGCACAGTTAAGCACAATGAAACGCAGACCGTTAGGTATTGGTATTATTAACTTTGCATATTGGTTAGCAAAGAATGACTCAACATATCAAGATCCTAACTTAGAGTTAATTGACGAATGGGCCGAAGCATGGAGTTATTTCTTAATTAAGGCAAGTGCAGATTTAGCAGTTGAGAAAGGCGAGTGCCCAGGAACAGTAGAAACTAAGTACGGTAGAGGATTAACACCTAACCAAACATACAAGAAAGAAGTTGACGAGCTAGTTAAGCATCAAGAAAGACAAGATTGGAAAGGATTGCGTAAGCAGTTAGCAGAGACTGGTATCCGTAATTCAACACTGATGGCACTTATGCCAGCAGAAACATCAGCACAGATTAGTAACAGCACAAATGGTATTGAACCACCACGCAGTTACATCAGTGTTAAACAAAGTAAGCACGGTGTATTGAAACAAGTAGTGCCGGGTTACCCAAGACTTAAAAATAAGTATGACTTATTGTGGGATCAAAAGTCGCCCGAAGGTTACTTAAAGATTATGGCTGTATTACAAAAATACATAGATCAAGGTATTTCGGTAAATACATCTTACAATCCAGAACACTACGAAGATGAGAAAGTGCCAATGAGCGTTCTCATTAAAGATATAATTACATTTTACAAATACGGCGGTAAGCAATTGTACTATAATAATACTAACGACGGACAAGGTGAGTTAGATACAGAACAAAAACTAGAAGCATTAGAAATTACCGAAGTAGAAGAGGATGATTGCGAATCGTGCAAAATATGAAATCAGTTTTAAATACAAATAAAAAATATAATCACATGGAAGCAAAAATGTTCCTAGACCCCAATGGCGGTGTGTGTATGCAACGGTATGATACAATTAAGTATCGTCAGTTTGAAAAACTTACCGACAAACAATTGGGATTCTTCTGGAGGCCAGAAGAGGTTGATATTGCCAAAGACTCAAAAGACTTCAAAGACTTAGAAGCACACGAGCAACATATCTTTACATCAAACTTAAAAAGACAAATACTCTTGGACAGTGTTCAAGGGCGTTCACCTAACTTAGTGTTCTTGCCTATTGTTAGTCTACCAGAATTAGAAACCTGGATAGAGACTTGGGCATTTAGTGAAACTATTCACAGCAGAAGTTATACACATATCATCAGAAATGTATATCCTGACCCGAGCAAAGTTTTTGATGAGATGACAAGCATCGAAGAAATTGTAGACTGTGCTGACAGCATTACACAATGCTACAACGATCTATATGACTACAATGACTTAATGCGTAAAGGTGCAGCAAAGTATAGTTTATACGAGCATAAGAAGAAACTATGGAAATGTTTAATGAGCGTAAACATACTAGAAGGTGTGCGTTTTTATGTATCGTTTGCATGTAGTTGGGCATTTGCTGAAGTTAAAAAGATGGAAGGTAATGCTAAAATTATTAAGTTAATTGCTAGAGATGAAAATGTTCACTTAGCAAGTACACAGCACATGTTGAAATTATTACCTAAAGAAGATGAAGACTTTGCAAAGATTGCAGAAGAAACTAGAGAAGAATCAAAGCAAATGTTTATCGAAGCAGTTGAGCAAGAAAAAGCATGGGCTGAATACTTGTTCAAAGATGGAAGTATTATTGGACTAAACGCAGAGCTATTAAAGCAGTATGTAGAATACATTGCGGCTAAGCGAATGACTAACATCGGCTTAGAAAAAGTTTACACAGCAGGAACACACCCATTACCGTGGACACAAAAATGGATAGGCGGTAGTGATGTACAAGTAGCACCACAAGAGACAGAGATTAGTTCGTATGTAATTGGTGGTACAAAACAAGATGTTACGGAGGAAACCTTTAAAGGTTTAACCCTTTGAGACCTTTTGATCAATACAAAAGATTTTTTGCTTTTGGTTGCAGTTTTACAAGATACAATTGGCCTACATGGGCCGACATTATAGGACATGTAACTCCAGAATATTACAATTATGCACAAAGTGGTGGCGGCAATCTATTCATATCTAATAGCATAGTAGAAGCAAATCTTAAGCACAACTTTACCACAAACGATTTAATTATGGTTATGTGGACTAGTATATGCAGAGAAGATCGTTATAAAAACGGTCTTTGGTCAACTCCAGGAAACATTTATGCCGAAGGTGTATTTGAACCAAAAGAGTTTGTTGAAGATTGGGCAGATAATAGATTTTATCTTATGAGAGACTTAGCAATTATAGAACAGTCTCATGCATATCTAAAAAGTTTGCCTTGTGATTTTGATATGCTTAAAATGATCGAATTCGAAGATACATCAGGAGGCAGAGACTCGCCCGAATATAACGAAGGTAATCCAGATGTTTTAGACTTTTATCATACTACAACACAAAAAGTTAAGCCTAGTATTCACGAAGTAATATATAACGGCGAATGGAAGCCACTTGAGATATCAGGTTGGGGCGATAAAGGGCAAACAGCAGACTACCATCCTACTCCACTGAATTATCTAAAATACTTAGAAAGTTTTTATACTTGTAATGACAAAATGACAGGTTATGCAAGGTACTATAATAAAGCACTTCTAAAGTGCAAGTCTTTAGATGATACTTTAGGATTCTGGAATCCGGTCATGGCTACCAGGTTATGATATAAATAATCACACACAGAGGAAACACACATGTATAAATTAGAAGAACTCTCAGGTGAAGTTATCACCTTAAAACTTATGAGCGGCATCGAAGTACTAGCACAACTGCTAGGAGTAGATGAGGACAACAAACTGTTTACAGTTGGTGAACCAAAGATTGTTGTTATTAACGGTGCTGATCTTGCACTAATTCCTTATATCTTTACAGGACCTACAGACGAGGTTACAATGCCCATGTCAGCAATTCTAAGCGTCTGTAAAGCAAGTGAAGACAGTATTGCGGACTATGAAGCTCTTAATGAACAAGAAGCAGACATAGGCATTATCGAAGAAGAATAGCATTATAGGGCATTACAGCCGTATATGCCCTGCTGATTTAAATTGTTGTATAAATACTCTTTATAAGTGTATATAAGTTAATTATATATGCATGTTAACCCTCAACACGCAGACGACATGAAAAAAAGATACAACAACAACTTCCCTAGGTTAGTCGAAGACTTAGAAATATTTACACTGTCCAGTATTTTCTTATTCTCTATACTTGCGTTAACTCCAGCAGTATAATGAAACATGCAATGTGTTACATGATATTACTCTTTGCTGCCAATACAGATAGTATAGCAGGCATAATGCGTGGATTGCGTGATGTAGACAATAATATTTACTACCTGGAACCAAAAAATGATCGTTAGAGACGCAACACCCGAAGAACAAGCAGAATGGTTTAAAACAGACTATTTCATGAAAGGCGATTTTAGTGCTATGCAACTGTTTGTGGTTATACCAGCAGTTATACAAATAGTAGTATTCTTTTCTATGTTAGCAGTATTTAAATTAAATAGTGTCCTATTTTAGAAACACATTTAGACTACTAGTAGGCGTTGGTAAGTCAGAACATAACACTGCATCACCCTTTCAAATTCTTATAACAGCAATAGCATTAGGCTTTGCATTCTTAGGCTCTATATCGTTACTGCTAATAATGGCGAGTATAATCATATAAATAGTAGTATGGCAAAGATAGCAAGAGTAAAAACAGATACAGCAAAAGGTGTTATACTAGGACCTGGAGCATCAACAGTATTTGCTGATAATAAAAAAGTTTCTTTAATAGGAGATAAGGTTGCTCCTCATGGCAAAGCACCACATACTTCGCCTACACTAGTGTCAAATGGTGCAACTACAGTGTTAGCAGACGGCGGTATTCCTGCTAAACAAGGAAGTACTGCTACATGTGGACATAATGTTAGTAGCGGTTCGCCAACTGTTGAAGTAAGTTAAACAACTTCTAATATATCAGTAATACTATTATTGTATATGTTTATAGTAGACAAATCTATTCTTACAAACTTAGCAAGTTCTTGCATTACTGATAAGTTATATGCATTACTTGTATCTACTTCGTAATAATCCCAATCACCGCATAGTGCGTAACTAAATAT